GGCGGGTCTTCTCCGGTCTCCAAGGAAATCTCAACGCTGTTCTGGTCTCCCATGCAGGAGAAAACCAGCTTCATGCGGTTATCATCATAGACATAGACAGCCACAAGGAAGTTCTTGAACAGTTCCATCTGGAAATCCCGGTCGTGGATGTCACCCTGCTGCAGCAGTTCCAGATAGGAGATGATTTGCTCCCGGTCGATTTTCACGACATCCTCTTTGGCCGTATTCAGCTGGACGCTCAGCCGGGATTGCTCAGTCTCAAGCTCGACCATCCGGGTGCGGGTGGCCTCTGTGATAATCCCCATCTCGATGGCTTTCAGCATATTCGAGGTGGCTTTTTTATTTTCCTCCAACTGCTGCTCCAGCGCCTCGATCTGGAGGTCATTGTCGTGCTTTTCCCAGTATTCGACCGTCCGATCTGCCATCCATTCAATGACATCGTCGGTCAGGCAGTACATTTTGATGGCTTGCGCTACGGCCGGTTCAATGACATCCCGGCGGATGTTCTTCTTGTCACAGGCGTGCTCGGTGCGCCGTTTCTGGCAGGTGTAGTAGTAATGCAGCTCTCCATTTCGGCTGGTTCCAGATACGCCCGTCATGTAGCTGCCACAGTGTCCGCAGCGCAGTTTCCCGGTCAGCAGATAATCTTCTGCCCCGACACGGTGCCGGGTTCCAACTGGGTTCTTTTTCATCCTCATGGCCTCCTGTACCCTGTACCACAAATCGTCACTCACTATGCGTGGAATGCCATCAACCACCCGGACATCCCCGTATATGTAGATGCCTCTGTACCGTTCATTCTGGCAAATGCTCTGGAAGCTGCCCTTGTTCCAGTTGGCTCCCTTGCTGGTCTTGATGCCCTGGGCATTGAGATCTCTCGCAATGTCCACGAACAGGTCACCGGCAGCCACACGGGTGAATATTTCCCGGACAACGGCCGCATTCGCATCATCCAGCACCACACGGCCGTCCTCACCCCGCTTGTAGCCCAAGGGCTGCCGACCGTTCGCCATGCACTTGCTGGCGTTATCATACAGCCCCCGGGTGATGTCCTCCGCCATGTTCTCGCTGTAGAATTGATTCACATTCATCATGTTCCTCAATGCGAAACGCCCGGCGGCTGTATCGTCAAAATCTTCCTCGGCGTAGAACACCTTCACGCCGCAGTCTTCCAGTTTGGCCTCGTTGACCATTGCCTGAAGCATATTGCGGCCAATGCGGTTTGACTTCCATGCCACAACCGCCTGAAATTTGCCTTTTTCAGCATCCCGCATCATTCGCTGGAAGTTGGGCCGCTTATCGGTCTTGCCGCTGATGGCCCTGTCCTCATAGGTTCCAACGACGTGCAGCCCCAGCTCGGCAGCGTGCTTCATGCACTCTCTGACCTGCTGCTCAATGCTGACCTCTCGCTGGTTGTGGGAGGAATAGCGGGCATAAATGACGGCATTCTGACCCGCAGCAATATTCTTTTTTCGGGCCATCAACCATCACCTCACGATTATCTTCTTCAAAATTCGCAATATTTTTCCGATTTTCGGTATAATTCTACGAATCCCTGAAAAGCGGGTGCGTATTTGATATAATTCAGTTGCTGCCGACAGTAAATTTGAGAAAGGAGCCATGCCGTATGACTACGAGCGAATGGTCGGATATCTTTGCCAAAATCAAAAAACTGTCGGATGCTGATAAGGAGCGATTGCTTATTTTTCTGCACGCCCTGAAAGGTAACGAAGATAGCTCAACGCCTCCTGCTGCCGATCTGCCGGTAAATCAAGAAGCAGCTCAATAATTTCAGCCGTTTGGCCGTCCTCCTGCTGGAGGGCGGCCTTTATCATTTCCTTGGGAGTATGGCCCAGCAGAGAATCCAGCGACTCGCCCAGCTCATCCGCAATGGCGCAGGCCGTCACCAACGAAATAGAGTCGCTGCCGCTCAGTTCTTCTTCGATTTCCTGAACGCTGATACCCGCAGCCTCTAAGTCGGCCGGATCTGCATTATTCAAAATCTGCATCACGCTGTCGCGGAATTTCGAAGCCCACTCATTCCGGCTGGCTTCTTCATCCCATCCCATGATGTAAGACGGGGTCGTATCAAGTGCATCAGCAATAGCCTTGATTTTAGACTGTGTGAGGACACGGAAGCCAAGCTCAATCTTATTGATAGATGATTTCGACTTATAGCCGATTTTCTTTGCTAGTTCTTCTTGGGACATCCCCAATTCTTCACGTCGAATTTTCACTCTTTGTCCGATGGTCATGGTTTTGCATCCCCCTAAATTCTTCTGATGCAATTATAATACGGCGTAGGCATGAGGTCAACATTTTTTCAAATTTTTCAAAAAAATAGTTGACATTCGGTCTACGAGGTGGTAATATACGCCCAGTAGACAACCGGTCTACGCCGAACGGAAAGTGAGGTGAACTTACTGTGACCAATACCACTTTGCTCAAAGCAAAGATTGATGCCTCCGGCTACAAGATGAAGTATATTGCAAATCGCATTGGCCTTTCATATCAGGGATTTTTGAACAAAATTCGGAATAAAACCGATTTTACCGCACCTGAAATTAAAAGTCTGTGCGAGTTGCTCCACATCGGAACGGAGGAAATGGAGCAGATTTTTTTTGCTCTGTAAGTAGACTGTTTGCCTACTTCAAAACAGGAGGACCACATGGACACCACAATTCACATCAACGTGGCCGATATTCCCCCGGAAGTCGGTGAGAGCTTTGGCCGCGTGACGCTGGCGGGATTCAAAAAATTCATCGCCCAGCCCGGGAACCGCGAGAAGCTGGAAGCCCAAACGGCTGCCCGCAAGGCTCGCAAAGAAAGGGAGTGTAAGGAATGACCCGGATTCTGATGATCGTGTACGGCATCACCGCCGAACAGGCAGCAGCTCGTGCCCCGGCGGCGCAGTTTGCTGTGACCTCTGTTATCGCAGCCCTGTTTGTCTGGCTGGACAGCATGGGGATGTTCGATGATGTAGGCCGCTGGATGGGGCGCAAGCTCCGGGAGGTGCTGGATGCTGTATCCGACTGACGAAGAAGCTGGCTACCCTGAGCCTCCTGTGTGCCCCCTCTGCCACCAGAGGTGCGATACCATCTACCGCACCGATGATGGCACAATCGTTGGCTGCGACCGCTGCTTAGAGGCCGCAGATGCATGGGAAGTCAACGAGTGCTTCCCGGAAAAGGAGTGATTTTTATGAAAGGATTGGTATTTGACACTGAGAATCGGATTCAGCTCAAGGACTTCGGCGAACCGCTGCTGGATAACCTCCAGAAAGAGGTCGGCGGCTACATCGAGGTGGTTCATCCCAAGTATCTGCCGGAAGGCCTCTGCATGGTGGTAGATGATGAGGGATTGCTGAAAGGCTCCCCCGTCAATAACATTGCCAGCATCCTCTATGGCACGCCGGAACACGGTCAGCCCATTGCTGGCAACGCCGTGATTCTCGGCGAGGGCTTTGTGGACGGCGAGCGTGATTTTGTGAGCCTGACCGAGGATGATAAAACCAACCTGATTCTCTTGCTTTTCGCGCTCGGCATCAGCATCAAGGACGAAAGCGAGGCCGAATGATGGATCTGGAAAAATTCTACTTCACCTACGGTTCCGATGATGTTCAGCCGTACTGCGGTGGGTGGACGGAGGTTTGGGCACCCAACTACCAGATGGCGTGTCAGGCATTCCGGGCAGTGCATCCCGACCGCATTCCCAATATCCTGAACTGCTCCAGCGTGTACAGCGCAAGGGAGTTCGAGAAAACCAAGATGTTCGGCCCGGGCGGCAACTTCGGCCTCCGCTGCCGGGAGACCATCACTCTGAACATCGCTGTCAACAAGACCGAGGAGGTGATTTTTTGAAAGTAAGAGGTAAAAAGCTGACCCGCCGCCAGAAAGAAGCTCTCTCTGCACAGGGATGGGATTTCCGCCTGTATCTCTGCGTCCGGGATGCTCCCGACTTCATGGAGCTGGTCAACCGCACCACCGGCAAGTACGTCATGTTCCGCAAGTAAACCCGCAAACTGAAAAGGAGTAAACATTATGATTCGCAA